GGCGGCCGATGTTCCGCCAGACCCCACCGACCACCACGTAGCCGACATACGGGCGCCAGTTGGTCACCGTCCAGTAGGTGTTGGTGTAGCCGCGCACCAGGCCGGGACTGGCGCCATAGCTGGTGAACTGCGCTCCGGTAGGGTCGCCAAACGGGCCAACAACAGACGAGTCAAACCCCTCGGTCGGCACCAGCAGAAAGGCCAGCAGGCCGGTGCTGGCATTCCGGCGGGCAATGGGTTCCTCGCTGAAGAACAGATGCCTGAACAGTCGGCTGCCCAGTCGAGACACCGCCGCAGCGGGCGGCTGCATGATCTGCAGCAGCTGCTCTGTCGATTGCTGCACCTTGGCCTGCTGTTCCGCGTCAACACGCGCAAAGCGATTGGCCTGTGTCTGCGCCTTGGCGCGATCAACCAGATCCCTGTCTCCCGTGAAGACCGTGATCTCGGTGCTCATCAGTCATCCTGCCGCAGACTGATGCGATACGTTTGCGTCTGGCCTGCTACCAGCGTGACATTTGGTGATTCAACGATGATGCTGTGCAAATAGGTTTCACCATTGATGTAGATGACCACCGTGTCATAGCTGTAGCCCGTGCTGGTGGCTGTAAACGCTGCGTCAATGTCAGGCATGACATAAGCAGCTTCTGTACCGTCGTAGCTGCCCGTTGCGATGGTGGCGGTGAAGCGGCTGTAGCCGTTGCCGCTCTTCTCCACGCTTTGCCAGTTGGCAACGGTGCTTTGCGCCGTATAGCCCGTCGCGCCAACAGAGCACAGCATCACCTTGAGTGTCTCGCCCTCGTATGCCAGGGCGGCAACTCGCTGCAGTTCCTTCTGGCTGATAGTGATTGTTTGCGCCATATCAAGCCACCGTGAAGGTGCAGATGCCTGCGGCGTCCCAGATCACTTTGAAATCAGTGGTTGCCGGTGCTGTCTTGCTGCCGTCAAAATCAATGAACGCAACCGGCGGGTCATCAGCGTCCGTGTCGTTGTAGAGGATGCCAAACGCAGCGCTTAGCGAGCTGCCGCTAGCAGTCCAGGTGACATCATCCGCGTCAAGCTTGGCATCGTTGGTGGTGACAGTCGTGACGGCCACATTGGCCAGCGTGGCGCCGCCTGTGGTGTAGCCGTTGCCGTTGGCCACCTCGGTGCCACCGGTTGCAGCAAGAGTGGTGTGTGCCGCGCTGAAGGTGGCTGCCGTCAACAGCTTCAACTTGTAGGTATCCCCAACGGCATTGGCGCCAGAGGCAAACCGGGCAGCCGTGTGGTTGTAAAGGCTGATGGTGATCGCCATGCTGCTGCTTGCGTTGACCTAACTTGCCGGTGGCTGCGGCCAGGTGATGTCAAACGGGTTGGCAGCATCGGCCAGGTCGCGCAAGGCCTGGCGGTAGGCGGCCCAGGCATCACGATCGGCGCCGAGGTCGTAGTCAGCAATCTGCGTCCAGTCACAGGACTGCAGCAGCTCGATACGCCGCTGGCGGACCTTGGCGTATTGCGCCTGCAACTCGTCGAAGCTGTAAGGGCGCACCAGGAACTGCGTGCCGTCCCAGTCGATCGTTTCCAGCTTCGGGTTGCACTCGGGGCGCTCGTAGGGGCCGGTGTAGCCCGCACGCTCCAGCTCGTCGGGCATGAAGGTGGCGCGATCTGTGCGGGTGCTGCCGTCCGCAAAGCGGATGCGGTGCGGCAGGGGCGCTGGGGTGGTGGCGTGGAGAGAGTAGAGAGTGCTCATAGCTTGTTGTCGTAGGCGCTCAGTACGCGAGCATTGGGCAGGTTGGTCGCATACGCGGAACCATAGATACGAGCACTTGTGCTGGCATGTGGTACACAGAATGCACGCCCATCAGGTAGCAATACACCACCAGTAAACGCTGCAGCGCCTGGATAGCTACCTGCTGGCGTGGTCAGTGTGTCTGTAACTGGATCATAGATACGAGCACTTGTGCTGTTGTATGGTACACAAAATACACGCCCATCAGCCAATAGCACGCCACCAACAAACGCACTGGACCCTGGATAGCTACCTGCTGGCGTGGTCAGTGTGTCTGTAACTGGATCATAGATACGAGCACTTGTGCTGTCAAATGGTACACAGAATACACGACCATCAGGTAGCAATACTCCGCCGCTAAGCGCATTAGACCCTGGATATGTGCCCGCTGGTGTTGTCAGTGCATCTGTAACTGGATCATAGATACGAGCACTTGTGCTGTTGTATGGTACACAAAATACACGCCCATCAGGCAATAGCACGCCACCAGCAAACGCCGCAGACCCTGCGTATGTACCTGCTGGCGTGGTCAGTGTATCTGTAACTGGATTGTAGATACGAGCACTTGTGGCGTCATGTGGTACACAAAATACACGCCCATCAGGTAGCAATACACCACCATAAAAAGCCACAGACCCTGGATATGTGCCCGCTGGTGTTGTCAGTGCATCTGTAACTGGGTCATAGATACGTGCACTTGTGCTGTTAAATGGCACGCAAAATACACGCCCATCAGGTAGCAATACTCCGGCAAAAAACGCCGCAGACCCTGCGTATGTACCTGCTGGCGTGGTCAGTGTGTCTGTAACTGGATCATAGATACGGGCACTTGTGCTGTTGACTGGCACGCAAAATACACGCCCATCAGGCAATAGCACGCCACCAACAAACGCACCAGACCCTGCGTATGTACCTGCTGGCGTTGTCAGTGTATCTGATACAACGCCGTAGTTGAACTTCCGATAGCTACTGATGTTTCGATAGTTCAGCGGATACCATTCTGTTGATTTGCCGGGATAGGTTCCGGCTTGCAATTCATTTGTCACCTCTGGCAGCGTAAACATGCCGGGCGCACGCAGCACCGTTGTTATACGTGCCGGTCCGATTAGCCCGCCATTCACTCCATTCATGAGATGTCCTCGTAGCTGATGACCAGCTCCAGGTCGCCGGCAGCGCTGGCCTGTGCGCGGAGGCTGTGGCCTTCCTCCAGGTAGATGTATGCCTCGCGGGTCACCAGCACCTGAGTGGCATCCGCTGGCACGGTGATGGTCTTGCCGATGGCGAAGCCCGTCGAGCCGTTGTAATGCTCAAGGCTGATGTCAGCCGCTGATGCGCCGTCCACGTTGGCGCAGTACACCGAGTTGATTTTCAGCACCTTGCCGCTGCTGGCGCCATTGCTCAGCGCCGCCGCCATTGAGGTGGTGACGGCATAGCCCACGGTTTTACCGACGACCGTCGTGACCGAGCTGCCGCTCTTGATATTGGGAGCTGCCATGGCCTGACAACGTGTCCCTAGCTTTCCGGCTACTCATTACTCAGCAGCCCCACACCATCCTCTGCCCAAGCCCAGTCGCGCCAGAACGCCACTCCAGCATCCTGGCCGCCGGCGCCAACACTGAGCGACGGCGTGACGGCAGCCACAACCACAGCAGCGGTCGGGGCCAGCAAGTCAACGCCTCCCGCCTGCAGGCTGGGCACACTGACGCTGATCGCAATGCTGGCTGCCGGTGCATTGACAACAACCGATGTGCCCACCTCAGGCAACTGCGCCGCCACTGTGATCGCCGCTGCCGGTACAACCACCACAGTGGTGAGCGCCACATAGGGAGCGCTAGCGCTGATAGCAACGCTTGCTGCTGGGATCTGAATCGAGGAGGTGGCAAGCACGGTCATCTTTGACCGCACGCTCAACGGCACGACAGACAGCTGGGTCAGGGCATAGCCGTATGCCGTCACCACCATCTTGGATTTGACCACGGCCTGCAGCGACTCCGTGACTGCCCACGGCGGCACCACTGCCGTCACCGTCATCTGGCCATTCACCACCGCAGGTGCTGTCGGCAGCGTTGTGATCCCAGGTGCAACCGGGAACCAGAACGTTCCCGTTCCTGCCACAGCTCCCCAGAACAGCAGATCGCTGCTCACGACAATCCCATCGGCACTGATCGCCCAGCTGGTGCCGTTGGTGCGGTACAACGCGCTCAGCCCATTGGCGCTGATGATCACCGGACTGAACGGTGCGGCCGGCAGGATGTCAGGGCCGGTCTGGACGTTCATCCCGTAGCGGTTGCCCAGCAGCAGCCTGTTCTGCGTCTCTCCGTAAAGGCGTGCCGTGCTGCGGGCATTGCTGCGGAAGGCATAGTATTTGTTGCCGCTTTTGGTAAAGCGATCATCGGAGACGTACGGCGGCGTCATTCGGATCACCCGCTGCGCTGACAGCTCGCCATACGCAAATGCCAGCTCGCTGCTTGATTCGGTTCTGTAGTTGTCCAGCGGGTTGCCCGTGTCCGCTGCATCCTTGGCATTGTTGCGCTCAACTGGTTCGGGACGCTTTTGCAGGCCCAGCTCGCGCCCGGTTGTGATGTTGACCTCAACGCCATCAGGCGTCAGATCGGCTGCGCGAAGCAGCATCTTTTCGGCAAGTCCTGTGGACTCCTTTTCGGTGCCGCTTTCGCTGACGAAATCAAACAGCTTGGCCTTGTCAAAGGCAGACGCCAGTGCCTGCTGCCCCCGCTGCGTGTAGCCATTGGCCTTGCTTAGCTCGCGGATTGTCTTGGTAACCTGTGCGCCTTCAAAATCAACGGACTGCTCCTGGCGCTCGACAGTCTTCTCGGCAACAAACAGATTGACAGGGTCAAGCTTCCAATCGAAATACACCCCCGCGTCATAGGCTTTGTCGTAAATCGACGTCGATGCCGCCAGCTTGATCAGGGGCTCCTCAACCACAACCGAACGGTTGTCAACGGTTTCGTAGTCCTTTGGCGGTTTGCCATCAGCCTGGCGCGGCTCGTATTGGTTGACTCTGTAGGTAAATGTTTCGGTGGTGCGGATGTAGTAAGCGGAGCTGCCAATGCCGGGAGCTGTGACGCCGCGCTTGACGCTACTGTCTTCAGTTTCTCTGTTGGCCAGATGCACAATCAGCATCGGCGCCACATCCGCCAGGATTGTGTATTCCGTCGTGACCCGCACGGCCACGCGATCCAGCTCGTCGTAGGTGGTTTCTGTGACCGAGCGCGGCGAATAGGCGTAGTCAAATGACTCAGCCGCGTCATACGGTTCAGGGCCGGGGCCAATCGTCCCCAGGCCAATAATGGTGCCGGCCAATGGGTTGGGGATGCGAACCAGCGTCACAGCGCCGATCGTCTCGTCGCGTTCCCAGTTGCGGTTTTTGACGGCCTGCTCTTCGACAACCGGATCGTTGGGGTCCGCGTCGGCTGGTTTCTCCTCGCCCTCGTCGTACTTGAGCTTCAGCGTGCTGTAGCTGACGACCACCGCATCAGCAGGCAGCTGACCAACGCCAACCGGCGCCAGATCAATGATGCTGCCAGCATCCACAACCGGACCGGTGCCGCCTTTTTGATTCAGGCTGAAGACCTGCAGCTGCTCGCTGGTGTCGAGGTAGCCGCAGTGGCTCATTGAAACCAGCAAGTCGCTGAGGATGCTGGCGTAGCCCGCCGAGAAATCAAACGACGGGATTGAAAAGGAAAGTTCGACCGGATTTGACGATGCCGTAATGCCAAGCTCGCTTAAGCACTTCTGAGCAATCGAATAGCCGCTGATCGGGATCGTGACAATGCGCTGCTCTTCCTCCGTGCGGCTGCTGTTGGCAGGGTCGTCTAGTGGGCGCCAGCTGACGCGCTCTGCTAGATCCTGCAGGTACGTCAACTTGCAGCCCAGTTCCACGGAGGTGGTGCGCCGGTACGGATCGGCAAAGCTGCTGAGCACGCGCAGCTTGCGCGGCAATGTGAACTGCTGACCGGCCTTGGTGTAGGAAAAGGTGACGACAGTCCCTGGCGCTGGCGTGATGGTGCCCCGGATTTCAGCTGATCCCTTGGTCTTGATCAGGCCCGTGCCTTGCACGTAGTCGTCGTTGATTGAGGCGCTGATCAGCGTGCCAAGGCTGCAGGTGACTGTGGCGCGAATGTCAATGGCCATCAGATGATCTGCAGCGCTGCCAGGGAGACGCTGTAGCGGGTGCTCTTGGCGCCGCCGCTGATGATCACCTCAGCCGTTGCGCTGGGCGGCGAGATCGGGAACCAGCTGGTGCTGCTCGGTACAGCGGCAATCGTCTCGTCGTACCAAGACAACACGTCGTCGTAGCTGCCCGTGGTGAGATAGCCCTCGATCTGGCGCACCTTGTGCGCCGCCAGTGCGCCGGTCACGTAGCTCACGCCCGTTGCCGTCAGCGACACGCTGGGGCCGTCCTGGCGGGTCAGCATCGGCTTGGTCAAGGTGACAATCGGTGAGGTGCCTGTAGCCCGCGTCAGGGTGACCGTGCCAAGGCTGGGCACCGTTGCCTCAGAGTTCTGGCGGCTCTTCTCCTGCTCCCGCAGCAGCACGGCCAGCGCTTGCGCCGCATCCACCAACGTGGCATTGGCACTAATGTAGGGGCCAGCTTGCTCCCCACTGGGGGGCTCAGTGAACCAGCAGGCCAAGCCGCTGATGCTCAGGCCGTTGCTGCTGGCGATACTGACGCTGACGGTGGTGCCAACGCTGGCGCTGCTGAGCGTGTCGGCATCGGTGAGGCGCGAGTTGCGCCAGGTGCCGTACTCGCTCACCAAGGCTTGCCACTGAGCGCTGGTCAGCAACCCATTGACGCGGAAGGTGCGAGCGGTCAGGCCGGTGCGGGCATCGCCTTCGTAGCCAAACGGCTGCGCCGTGAGAACGCTGGTGCTGAAGCTGCCGATGGTGATGGTCATGACAGCGCTCCATTGACAGCATTGAGCACGTCGCCGCTGGCGCTGCCGCCGGGAACGTTGACGTTGACCGCCCAGGACTTGGCCGCCAGCTCGCGGGTTGCCGCAAGAAGCTCCCGGTTGACACCCACCAGGTCTGCGGTGTTCTTGTTCAGCGCTTCCTGCAGGTTGGCAACGTTGGTGTTGGCGGCCTTTTCACGATCGACTTGCTGAATGAACTGCCGCACGGATTCGACAACATCACTCGTCGAACCGCTGAACTCTGGCGCCTGCGCACCGGTGATCCGAGTGAAGTCAGCCTGCGCATCACGGAACAGCGGCAGGATGGAGCGCAACGTTTCCAGTCCGCGCCGATCGCGCTGCTCTGGATTCAGGAACTGATTCAACCCCTTGGGGTCATTGCGGATGCCGGCCAGCTCCAGCGTGGCCTGCTTGAGGTCATCGCGCAGCTGCTTGCCTGCAGTCTTCAGTGCTGTGGCGCCTTCGATCAGCTTGAGCCGCACCTCTTCTGATGCGACGACCTGCTGATCCACCAGCTTTTGCATGTCAGGGCCGGTGTCTTTGCCCTGCAGGCGCAGCGCATCAATCTGGGCACCGATCTGAATGACCTGATTCTTGGCTGCCTGGACGCCAGCCTCGATCTCCTGGCGCTGCTGGATCGTCTGGCGCACCACGCCAGCTTCGGCAGCGGCCAGCTCATTGGCTGCGGCAATGCGCTGCTTGACGGTCTGCAGGGCCAGCTGGGCCTCAACCCGCTGCTGCTGTTGCTGGGCCAGCAATTTAAGGTCGGGCGGTTGGGGCTTGCTGGACAACTCGCCGGATGGCGTGGTCGCGGCTCCAGGCTTGACCGTTGGCGCATTCAATGGCTGCGACTTGGCCCAGTCGTTCCATTTGCGCTCGACTGTCTTGTATTCAGCCTCAATGAATTTCTGAAATCCGCCAGCTTTGATGATGTCTTGAGCAAACTTAAGGGGGTTGCTAACGCCGCGAATGGACAGCTCTGCATTCTTGGCAATCTGAGCGCCAAGAGCGGAAGCGGCCAAAAAGGCTCTGCGGATTGCCAGCTCAACCAGCAAAAAGTCTCTGATCAGTTTTTTGCCGTCGATGTTGTTGAGAATGTCAGTGACAAACTTCAACCCATCCGCAATGTTGTTGACAATGATGGAGGCCCATTCACGGGTTGCCGCTGCGATTGTGCTGATCAGCTCAGGGTTGCCGGCCAATGCCTCAGAAAATGCCTTGGCTTGTGCGGTGAGCGGTGCAAACAGCTGTTCAATGGATGCCAGGCTAGGAAACGCCTGGTCAAAGACTTGGTTGACAACCCCGAAGGCTGCCGACAAAGCCGGGGCGATAGATGACGCAAAGCCGCCGAACAGTTGGCCGAAGTTGTCAAAGATGTTGTTGAACTGAACGTCTACCGCTTGACCAGCAAGCTGCAGCGCAGTCATGTCGCCAGTGGCCAGCACCAGCGCTTTGTTGAAGTCGTTGGTGCTGATCTGACCTTTCGACATTGCGTCCTGCAATGCGGTGCCGCTTTTGCCAGTGACCTGGGCCAGCTCCTGCGTCAGATCAACGCCAGCCTCCAGAAGCTGCAAGTTTTCTTCGCCCTGCAGGCGGCCTTTGGCATAGACCTGCGCGTAGATCAACGCCAGGCGTTCCAGCGGCTGACCGGACTGTGCAGCAATAGCGCCCACACGGTTGATGGTGCCCTGCAGCTGGTTGACATTGACGCCAACTGCCAGAAAACGCTGGGCAGCAGTGAGAATCTCCTCGTTCTTGAACGGGGTGGTCTTGCTCAGGGTGAACAGATCCTGCCGCAGCTGCTTGGCGGCCTCAGCTGAACCGGTCAGGCCAGTGAAGGCGGCATTGAGCTTTTGAATGCTGCCGGCAGTTTGCGTTGCTGCAAAGCCAATTCCTGCAATGGCTGCACCAACGCTTCCGATTGCAAGCGCTGCAGGGGCAGCAGCTGCTCCAATAGCAGACAGAAGGCCTGCTGCACTCCCAGCAGACTTTGCGCTGCCGCCGATGTCTTCAAGGGCTTTATCTGCGTTCGATCTGGCGCGATTCAGTCCGGCATTGAACTGCCGATCGTCAACGGTCAGCGTCAGTACAGCCTGCCCAAGCTGATCCGCCACGCCAACCCATCATCTTTCCCAAGGTTGCCGCCGCAGCAACCTAGGCCATGACAAGCGCTCTAGCCGGTCTCGCCAACGCCACAGCCACCTTCAATGTGGCCACCGTTGGCACCACCACCGACCCTGACACCGGCAACGTTCTGCCAGCCACAGAAGCGCTCACCGTCAGCCTGTACCTGCGCCAGGGCGGCAGCAGCAGCGCCAACCTGCCGGGCGTTGACGCTGACACCGAGGTGCTGGAGGGTTATGCGGTGAGCCCGCAGGCCCTGGATGCACGGATCAAGCCAGGCACCACCGGCACCCTCAACTTCGCCGGCCAAGGCAGCGCCGACTGCGAGGTGATCAGCAGCCGCTTTCCTTACGGCAGCACCGGCACAATCGGCAGCACGCTGCAACAGGTGCTCGGCGACAAGATCCGCATTGCCCGCTACCTGCAGAACTGATGACCGTTCAGGTCAAAGCCACCTACAAGCTGACCGGCTGGAACAGCACCCAGCTCAAGCTGCGGATCCCGGTCATCCTCACCGGCTACGGCAAGGTGATGGATCAGCAGCTCAAAGAGGAAATCCAGTCGCCACAGTTCAACTGGCCGCGTGAAACACGTCGCCGCAATGGCTCCCGCGTCAGCAGCCCGCGTGACATCGTGGACTTGGGCAAGTTCCTGCGCTCACAACGCCGCGATCGCCCCAGCGCCACACAGCTGCGTTTCACGTGGGATGTCAAAAGCGACAGCGGTTTTTCCTATGCGCCGCTGATCCTGACCGGCTACACCACCAGGCGCGGCACCATTGTTCCCGGTCGCAACTGGATCCAGCCAGCACTGGAAGCCAGGCCGCTTGATCGCTTTTTTGCGGCGGAATGGCGCCGACTTGAAAGCAGCGGACTGTAGACAAGAAAAAAGCGGTCGCCTCCACAACGACCGCCCCCTCAACTCACCGAGTCTAAGTTGCTCAGCTCACGGTTGCCACAGTCAGCACCGGCAGCGTATCGCCAGTGCTAAAGACGGTGGGGTCGTCGATCGTCAACACATCGCCCACCTTGTAGTTCTCGCCAGAGGCCACGATGGTTGCGGTCTGGATCACACCAGAACCATTCACTGTGATCGTGACGGTGGCATTCTTGCCCGAGCCATTGCCTTGTGCCGGAGTGGTGCTGACCAGCGGAACGCCAGTCTGAGCGGACAGGCCAAGGCCGCCGTTGGTGACCGTCAGCGTGGCAATGCCGTCACCCTGCTGATAGTTCTTGGGTGCGCCATAGCCCACCAGGTCAAAGGTCACAGCCGCCACTGAGCCAGCTTCCAGGCTCTCAGACCAGTTGCCAACAAACGCTACCCCGGCATCGACTTGCGCATCGGTGTTGCCAGCACCCAACAGCGGCAGCTGACGGTACCACTGAACCGCCACGTTGTTGGCCGAGGTCTGCGCTGCACGCTTGAGGATCAAGTACCCCGTGGAGGTCGGATCCAGGTTCAGCGCGGCACTGATCGTATAACTGTTGCCGGTAACAATGCTGGACTTGAAGCCGAAGTCGGTGCTGTAGTCCAGCACATCCTGCGTGTCCGAGCTGACCGAGATTGAAGCATTGGTCAGGCTCAGCACCTCCGTCATGGTGCTGGAGCTTGTCGGAGCGCTGGAAGCGGTGGTGCCAGCCTTGACCCAGAACCTGAGATCAAGAGCGGCGAAATAGGTTCCGGCCACGTGGGTGTTGTTGCGTGTGCCCTAACTTGCCGCCAGCCGCTCTTCCTCTGCTTCCAGCACCTCCCACGGTGTCGGGATCGGCGAGACGTGCAGGTCAAAGCCTTTGACGTCATGCGCAATGCCGGCGGTGGCCAGCAGCGCATCCTTCAGGTCGGTCTTGCTGCAGCTCAACTCGCGGCACACGGCTGCAGACTCCCAGCCCAATGCCATCAGCTTGCGGGCCTGGTTGCCGAGCAGCCGCGCCTTGTGCGTCGCCTTGATTGTCCAGTTGTGGCTGCGCAGGTAATGCAGCACCTCACCTTGCGCAAAGGCCCAGAAGATGGTGCTCAGCCTTCCGCGGTCCGGGTTCCAGGCCTTGCACGCCTTGATAAAGGCCATGTCCACGCAGGAAAAGATGTCTTCGCGTGCAATGCAGTGCCCGTACTTGCGTGCCAGCTTGCCACCGAAGCTCTTGATCAGGCCAATGTGCTCGGCATACATGCGCCCGATGCGGCGCTGCTCAGAGCGGGTCAGCGGGTTGGCTAGATACGGTTCAGCACGTCGCTTGAGCGGTGCAACTGCAGCAACCGCAAACAGATCAAGCTGGCATTCAGCGACGGGCATTGTCACACTCTAACTTCGCAACACCGGCACTGATCGGGCGCTGGAATTGGAGCCGCTCAGGCACAAGCAACCGAGCACTTGCTTCAAGTGCGGCACCACGTTCAGGGCGTTCTTGGCCTCTGCCTGGCCGGCCTGATTGAACTCCACGTCGATCACGTCCACCCGCGCTCGCTTCAGGTTGGCATTGGGGATGCCAGGGATCAGTTCACTGCTACCAGCGCCGGTGCCGCTGAGCACGTTGCTATCACCCAGCAGGTATTCCGCCAGGTCAAAGGCGGCTTGCTTGATCGGCTGCGGAATCTCGCTGCTGGTGAAGCTCCAGTCGCCGCATTCAGCATCACTGCGCGGCCAGAGCAGCGCCTGCGTTGTGGAAGCCTTGCTGCCCACGTATTGCAGCTCGTCGAGGTAGCGGGTCGCCATGATCAGCCCCCGACCCTTGTTGTCAGTGGTTGCCGTGGCCCAGTTCAGGGTGCCGAGGTACAGGTTGGCCAGATCATCAGCAGCGGCCACCGACAGATAGCTGTTGGCATTGCTGGCCCCGGCAGTGGCGACAACGGTGACGGGCATGGCGGCGCACTCTTGGCCTTAAGTTGCCGGTGGCGTCTTCGGTGCTGACCAGAGCTTGACGGCCTTGTCGAAGCCGATCTCGCCGTCCACCAGGCGTTGGCCGAGCTTCTTGCCGAAGATGGCCTGCGCAGTTGCAGGGTTGTCGCTGACCCACTGCTTAGCCGCAACCTTGAAGCTCAGCGCTTGCTCAGCGCCATCGCCGTCGGCGGGTCGCTTGGGCGGCACCTTGTTGCCACTCGGGTCGGTCATGTCTTCGCTGCGCCACTTCCACGGCAGGAGGTAGCAGCGGCAGTTATGCGTTAGAATGCCACCAGCAAAATACGCTCCACTGAGCGTAGAAAAGTCATACACCGGCACATGACTCCGCGTATCAATGTTGATGCCGATCACGTCATCCAGCTCTACCTGAGCGGACTGAGCGTTGACAAGATCGCCAAGCTGCTTGGCGTTGGCAGCAAAGGCATCCGCAACTGCCTGTTGAGGTTTGGCGTAAAGCTCCGCCCCAACCGCCTTGTCCTGGACTGCGGCGAGATTGTCAGCATGTACCGCTCCGGCATGAGCGAAAACCAAATTGCGCAACAGCTCGGCGTTGCCAGAAACTCCATTCGCACCCGGCTCATCAAAGCGGGGATCACGCCGCGCACGCAGAGCGAGGCGGAGGCCCTCAAGTGGAGCCAGATGTCCGCCGAGCAACGTCGTCGCCAAGTCGCTGGCGCCAACAAAGCCGCTCGCGGTCGCGTGCATAGCGAGGATGAGCGCATCAAGCGTGCTCAGTCCTTCTACCGGCTGCAAACCCGCATCAGCCACAACGAACAGCGCATGGCGCACGTGCTCCGCGCACATGGCTTTGCTGTGGAGCAGCAGTTCCCAGTTCACACCTGCAATATCGACATTGCCGTGCAGCCCGGCCCCATCGCCGTGGAAATCCATGGCGGTGGCTGGCACGCCACTCCGCTGCACCGTCGCTTGCTTGCCGAGAAGCGCAAAAAGCTGTTCAGCCGCAACTGGGCCTTGATTGAGGTCTGGGTTGACAGTCGCTTTTGGTTCAGCGACACGGCAGACGAGCTGATCACCCTCTTGGAGCGACTTGGCCGGCTTCCATCCGTTGCTGGTGAGCACTGGGTGGTTCTCGGTAACCGAAAGCAGCCGATCGCCATGCGTGCGGATAGTGACGACCTTTCCGCTGTATACGCTGCGCATACCAGCAGCGAGGATGCCGCCCTCGATCGGTGTGTCGCCTAGCACGCACTGCATGTGCGGGCTGACCTTGCGGTAGTCGGTCGGGAAGCGCTTGCCGTCCAGCTTCAGGCAGATCGGGCAGACCGCGCTGTCCAGAACTGCCGTCCACACCAGCCCTTCAGGCCCCATCCAGGCCGGGTCAGCCTCGAACTCATAGATCGCCTGCTGGGCCGCGTTGCCCACCTCCTGCACCCCGGTGCGGATGATGGCCTCGACGTTGTTCTCCGTCACGCGGACGACCGCATCCTCATAGGTGCGGAACACTTCGCCGCCCAGATCGGACAGCCCCAACCGGATGTAGCGCTCCACGCGATCGGCCACAGCGGCCGGCAGTGTTGCGGTCAGCTGTGTGCTGAGCGTCTTGCCGCCCACCACGGCATCGTTCACCAGGCGGTTGACCTGCGCCTGCGTGACCTGCACCGCACCATCGGAGGCCAACTCACCGCCGGCCATGGTGACCATGCGGCGGGCAAAGTCCAGCTGCCGCTCGACAAATGGCGCCAAGGCGTTCTGCATGGCCGCCAGCTGCGGCACGCCAAAGCTGTCCTGCACGCTGCGGCCAACAGCTGCAACGATGCTGGCAATGATGCGCTCCCGGCCTGGCCCTACCGCCAGAGCGCCGGAACTGCCCACCGCACGCTCCACAGCTGCCAGCGTGGTGCGCAGATCGCGCAGCGCCTGCTTGATCAGGCGGTCTTCCAGCTTCTTGGCCGAAAGGGCATTGCGCAGGAAGGCTTCGACCTGTGCTGACAGATCAGCCATCAGGCGGCAAACACCCTTACTGGCTGCTCAGGCGTCACGACATAGGCGTCCCACCCATCAGGCAGCTCACCGATGTAGTTGACGTGCCAGCCGCTCAGCAGCACGGGTGGGGTGATCACTTCGCCGGTGTCGGGGTCAAAGGTGCCATTTGTGTAGATGGGACCGATGACATCCAGGGCGTGCGTGTGGCTGGCGGTGAGCACCACGGTGTCGCCGTCTTCATTGGTGGTAGTGAAGCCAGCAGCATCCAGCGCAGCCATGCCGGTGGATTCGTCGGGGAAGCGGATGTAGTGGGTCATCGGGTAATTGCCTCCAAAGTGAAGTTCGGGAGGCGCTGGGGCCAGTAGGTGAGGCGGCGGATGGTGCCGTTGAAGTATGAGCTGGATACAGTTTCAAAACCAATCCGAGCCGTAGTTACCAAAGGCATGGATCCAGTAGCACTGGTTGCAACCGTTGATCCTGCAAGAACCACCCCAAAATCATTTACCTTGAATGCTGCGGCAGTTTTTCCTGATTGGCCGGGGGTGTAAGCATTTGTTGTAGTTGAAACTGATGAAACGCCACCGCTAACAACGTTCAGTCGGATTGTCTTTGCGCCTGGCAGCCTGTACTGCAAACCGATGTAGTTGTTATTTGTGCCGTCGTCAAAGTACGCGGGATTGGGCCAATGGCTTCCTGTGCTTGGATCACACTTCCACTCCGCAAACACCGTCCCCTCACTCTGCCGATACCAGGAGCTGAAGTTTGCCCCCGTGATGCTGGCAACGTCCGCGCTGCGGGTGGCTGCGGCTGTGGTGGTGGGGATGTAGCTGGTGGCAAAGGCACCGGCTTCTAGTTGGGCGCTGGTGACACTGCCTGTCACCGTCAGCGTCAACGTGCCAGCAGATGGCGTAAATGTCAGCGTTGTCCGCGCCGGAAACGCACCGGTGCCAACAGCTGGGCCTGCCGTGCTTGCTCCAGAAAGTGTGACAGTCCCTGAGCCATAAAAAGACAACGTGTGAGCGGCTGCTGTAACGGTGACTGATTGAGTCGATAGCGTTGCTGTATTCAGTAG